GTAAAGCTCCCCGAGGAGATGAAGAAGGAGCGCGGCAAGTTCGTCGAGGGCTGCGTCGCGACCGTGGACTGCACGCCCGAATGGGCCGGCCTGCTGTTCGACAAGATCGAGGGCTTCGCCGGCTACGGCTTCAACAAGAGCCACTCGGTCGAATACACGCTGATCTCCTACCAGGCGATGTATCTCAAGACCCACTACCCGGTGGAGTTCTTCGCGGCTGCGCTGACCCTGATGCCCCAGGACAAGCTGCCCGGCCTGATGAAGGACGCCGAGCGGATGGGGATCGAGGTGGACCTGCCCGACATCAATCACTCGACCAACCAGTTCGAGATCGTGACCGACACCCGCCTGTGCATGCCGTTCAACCGGATCAAGGGCATCTCGGCGCTGACCACAGAGGCGATCCTGAAGGCGAGGAACGACGGCGCCGGCCTGTTCAAGTCGAAGGAGGACCTCACCGCCCGCGTCGAGCGGCGCCGCTGCAACGTCAAGCACGTCGGGCTCCTCGACCTCGTGGGCGCCTTCGCCGACATCGAGCCAGGCCAGCTACCTCGACGGCACCCGGACCGGATCAAGGACCAGCGCGAGCTGATCCCAGGCCTCATCACGGCGCACGTCCCGATCAACCGCGAGATGCACAAGGACCGGGACAGCCGGATCAAGATCCTGGAGGTGTTCGCCGACTACTCGGACGGCTGCGCCGAGGACGGCATGCCGGTGAAGATGACCACGGGCAAGAACATGCGCTTCATGGTGATCCTCGACGCGCCCTCGAAGGGCGAGGACGCCTCCGGCCGCATGAGCTACGACAACCGCGGCTCCTACTGCGTCAGCGAGTGGGTCCAGGAGGCGCTCGACGCCAACGACCTGTCGCGGGCCGACGCCTACTGGACCGCGCTCATCAAGAGGCCCAAGGCCGGCAAGCAGGTCTCGGCCAGCGAGATCGCCACCTACGGGCCCTACCTCGCCCGCGAGATCGAGATCCTGAAGCCGCCGGTGATCGTGCTGCTCGGCTCGACCACGGTCCGGCAGTTCATCCCCGACTTCAAGGGCAAGGCCTCCGAGGTCGCCGGCGAGGTCGTCTATCACAAGGAGCTCGACGCGAACCTCGTGATCGGCTTCGCCCCAGGCGAGATCTTCCACGAGGCCTCGAAGCAGGCGAAGCTCAACGAGGTGTTCGAGGTGGCCGCGTCGCTGGTGAACGACTAGGTGACGAACTGGGTCGGTTGGGTCGACGAGCACTCGTGAACGCCCCGGCCGACCTCGAGTGGCGCACCCTCTACCGCGAGGGCCTGTCAAGGCAATTCAGCAGCGGCAAACCGAAAATCCACATGTCAACGTCGAAATCGGTGCGTTCTGTTGAAGACTGGTGCTTCTGGGGCGCGACCGGTGGATATCCGCGTAATATCGACCCTCGCAGAATGACAGCCATGGAGGCTCTCGATACCTTGAGCGGGTCGGGCACTTTCGCGCCGACGCACACAAGGAAACCCAACGATGATGATGCTGCCGCTTTGCCGGATCACTGTCATGAGGAACCCGAGCGGTGAGTGGTCTGTGACCATCACGCTCGGGCTCATGTAAGCGTAGCTGCTAGACTAGCTTAGGAGGGATCGCGGGCGGCCACCTGCGGTCCCTCACTCGTAAGATACCCTTACGAGCACCCTTGTAAACGGCGTGTTGTGCCGGTGCGGCGGCCGATTTCGGCCCCTGTGGACAACCGTTCAGGGCGTTTCCCCTGCGTTTCCCTGCGAAAACCCGACGCGCGTTCGCTATAGAATATCAGTCAGCACTTACTCACGTAGCGGAGGCAGCCATGCCCGCACACCAGCGTCCCAGCGTCGGGCGCATCGTCCACTACCACCCCCTGTGCAACGAGGCGGCCAAGATCCCGCAGCCGTTCGCCGCCCTGGTCGCGGGCGTGTTCGAGGGCACCGACGGCGGCGATCTGTGCTCGCTGCACGTCTTCCCGCCCGGCGAGAAGTCGTTCGTGCCGCCGCGCAGCGTGCCCGAGGGTGGCCCGGATCAGCCGGGCACCTGGTCGTTCCCGCCGAGGGTCTGAGCCATGAGCGACGAAGCCCAGACCGACGAGACATCGGCCACGCCGACGCCGCCCGCGCCCACCCGGATCCAGGTCCGCAAGGTCCAGGTGAAGGACTTCCTCGCCGAGGAGGACCTCAAGGGGAAGCTCGCCTACTCGCTCAACGACCTGTCGAGCGCGATGGCCGATCAGGCGTCCCTGTTCGCCCACTTCGGCGTGCTGGCAGCCAAGGCCTCGCGCCAGGTCGACAACATCAAGATCCTCATCGAGAACCAGGAAGCCAAGGTGGATCGCGAGATCCGCGAGGCGATGGCCGTCCTCGGCGAGAAGATCACCGAGGGCATCGTCGAGCGGAAGATCGCCCGGCACCCGCAGGTGGTCGCCTTCAAGCGGGCCCTGAACGAGGCCAAGCAGATCGAGAAGGTCGCCAACACGACCCTCGAGGCCTTCCGGCACGGGCGCGACATGCTCGTGCAGCCCGGCGCCACCTCCCGCGAGGAGATGAAGGGCGAGCTGTCGATGGCGCCAAAGCGCGAGCTGGCCGACAACGCCAAGTCGGCCGCCGAGCGCGTCGGCGCCCGGGCCGCCCGCACGATGGCCGAGTCCGAGTGATGGTCGTCGGCGTCGCCCTCCTGATCCTCGGACCCCTGTTCTGGATCCGCTCCCGGATCAAGAAGCCGCGCCCGGCCCTGCCGGCGCCCCGGCACCGGCCCTTCTGAGGGCAGCCATTCCCGCATTCTCCCATTCGAGAATGCGCGAATTAGCGAAAAACCCGACAGGTGATCGCTATAACACAGCAGCGACAGACGAAAGTCTTAGCAAGCAACCAAGCACCGGCAGCAGCGCACCGCGCAAATCGCCAAAGACGAAAGCAGCAGAACAATGGCACTCAGCCCCGCAATGATGGCGCTCGTGAAGGGCGCCAAGAACCGCTACACCCGCAACACCTCCAAGTTCGTCAAGCTCAAGGAGGGCAAGACCCGCGTCCGCATCATCGCGACCGAGGAGAAGTTCTGGCAGGACCTCGGCGTCCACTGGATCAAGACCGACCTGTCGGGCAAGCCCGTCGCCGTCGTCGGCTGCCACGATCTGGTCAAGGACGAGGCCTGCCCGATCTGCGCCGCGATCGACAAGGCGATGAAGGCCGCGACCGACGACGACACCGTCAAGCTCGTCAAGGAGTGGACCACCCGCAAGTCGGTGCTGGTGAAGGCGATCATCCGCGACGGCGCCGACGCGAGCCCCGACCCGCAGATCCTCGAGCTCACCCCGTCGACCTTCGGCACCATCGTGTCGATGATCGAGGAATACGGCTCCGAGGTGGATCCGCTGTCCCCGACCGAGGGCATGGACTTCGTCATCACCCGCTCGGGCAAGGGTCTCGACACCCGCTACGAGCCGATGCCGGCGCTCAAGTCCCAGCCGCTCACGAAGGACCAGATCACGAAGGCCAAGGAGATCAACCTCCTCGAGGCCATCGAGAAGGAGTTCTTCCGCGGCGACGAGCAGAAGGCGCTCAACGCCATCGGCCAGGCCACCGGCATCTCGCTCGCCATCGCGCCCCCGAAGCGCGCCGCGGGGCTGCTGACCGGCGCGGTCGTCGCCGAGGAGCCCGAGGCCGAGACCCCGGCGCCCCGTCCCGCTCCGCGCCCCGCTGCCCGCCCGGCCGCGGTCGTCGAGGAGGTCGAGGAGGCCGAGGTGGTCGAGGAGAAGCCCGCGCCGAAGGCGGTCTCCGCTGGCGCCGAGTTCGGGTCCGACGTGCCGGACGCCGAGCTGGACGGTCTGCTCGACGAGCTGGACGGCGTCTGAGCCTCGCAACGGGAGGGCGCACGCGCCCTCTCCCTCACCTGGGCGGCAGCTTCACCCGGCTGCCGCCCGTTTCATGCCGGACAGGGCGATGACCGAGCGTTGGCTACCAGTCGTTGGCTACGAGGACCTCTACGAGGTCTCGGATCTGGGTCGCGTGCGCAGCCTACCGCGCATCGACAGCCGCAAGATCCCGCGTGGCGGCCACGTCATGAAGCCGGCGATCGACATCCAGACGGGTTACGTGAGCTACGGTTTGCGCAAGGACGGGCAAGTCAAAGCGCATCGCCGCCCACACGCTCGTGCTGACTGCGTTCGTTGGACCCCGCCCTTCCGGGCATGGAGTGTCTGCACGGCGACGATGATCGGGCGAACCCGGCTCTCGCCAACCTCGAATGGGGAACGCGCCAGCAGAACGCAGCGGATCGTGCCGCACGCGGACGCGCTGCGCGGGGCGAGGCCAACGGCGGTGGTGGCAAGCTGACCGAGAAAGACGTGCGCGCGATCCGTGCGCTGACCGGCAAGGCGAAGGGCTCCGATGTGGGCCGACAGTTCGGAGTGACGAAGGAGATGATCTACGCGATCTGGAAGGGCAAGACGTGGAGGCACGTGACATGAGCCACCGCGGGCATTTGCTCATTGATATCAATAATCTAGGTTTTGCAGCCACTTCGACCAAGGTCCTCAAGGTCGGCGAGCAGGAGACGCAGGGCGTGCTCGGCACGATCCGGGCGATCCGCATGATGGTCGCGACCTACCCGCAGCTCCGGCCCATGATTTTGTGGGATGGCGATAGCTGGCGGAAGAAGGAGATCGAGGGCTACAAGGCCTCGCGCGACGCCAAGCCCGTCACCAAGAACGACGAGAAGGTCGCCCATGTGCGCGCCTCCTGGCGTTCGCAGCGGCCGATCGTCAACCGGATCATGAAGGCCTGCGGCGTGCCGCAGCTCTCGGCCGCCAACCTTGAGGCGGACGACTTCGCCGGGATCCTGGTGAAGCGCTACACGCCCGACATCGAGCGCGGCGCCAAGATCCTGATGATCTCCGGCGACAAGGACTGGCTCCAGCTCGTCCGGCCCGGCGTCGCCTGGCACGCGCCCGTCCAGCAGAAGCGTGTGACCCACTCCAACTTCTCGGAGAAGGTCGGCTACATGAAGCAGAAGCGCACCAAGCAGGCCGACGGCTCGGTCCTGGTCGAGGACATCGAGTGGCGCGGCTGCCCGAGCCCGCAGGCTTACCTCGAGGCGAAGGCCCTGATGGGCGACGTCTCGGACGAGATCCCGGGCGTGGGCGGCATCGGCGAGATCGGCGCGTTCGACCTGGTGCGCAAGTTCGGCACCGTGCGCGGGTTCTTCGAGGCAGTCGAGATCCACAAGGTCGACGTGCCCAAGAAGCTCGCCGACTTCTGCTCCGAGAAGGAGAAGCGGGAGATCTTCTACCGCAACCTGCGCATCATGGACCTGATGCACAACGACATCCCCGCGCCCGTGCGGCCGAAGCTCACCAAGCCAGAGTTCGACCCGGCCGCGGTGCGCGAGCACTGCGAGGCGCTCCTGTTCAACTCCCTCCTCTCGGACCTGGATGGCTGGCTTGAGCCGTTCTGCGCTCTGAGTGGAGTCAGCACTGACTTGAAGGCAGCAGCATGAGCACCCCGAAGAAGAAGGCGCCCCGGGCCCGGACCCCGCAGCAGAACCTGGAGGCCGGCGTCAGCGCCGTCACCCGCTCCATCACCGCGCTCGTGAAGCTGATCGAGCGCAACGGCGAGAAGCTGTCGGCCGAGGACGCCGTGAAGGCCTTCAGCTTCATCGCGGTGGCCAACAACGCCGGCCAGACGAAGGCGCTGGCAGCCGTCCAGGCGGCGAGCCTCGCCAGCTTCTCGCTGGACCGGGCGATCCCGGTGATCGCGGGCGTGCAGCTCGCCACGGCGCCCGCGCCCGTGATGCCGAGCGCCCCGCTCAGCCCGATCCCGGCGCCGGCAGCGGCACGCCCCGCGGGGCGCCCGTCCGTGGACGAGCTCGGCGGCCGGTTCTGCCGCGACGTGCGCGACGCGGCCAAGGCCACCCGCACC